TGGCAAGAAAACGCCTTTGACTGCGTTAAAGTTGTCGCGGCGGCTGGGCTTGGTGTTGACTGTAATTGCGCCCATCAAATCATCTTCGGTCAATGTGTCGCTGGGTGCTGTATATGCTCCGGCCTTGGCATACCATTTGCCGCCGGAGTAGTACAGTGAGCCAGCCATGCTCGATAGGATTTCTTCGATGATTTGCTTCGGCTGATTTTCTGTGTCGATAACGCCGTGGGCTTCATATCTGTTCTCAGTGCCACCCGCCGCAAGCGTGACATCTTCATCGCACACATTCGCGGCGGCATTGAATGATGTTGTATCAATCTCATCGGCTGTTGCGCCCAGCCCATATTTCGTATCTGTCAGATAATCGCGCAAGACCAATGCCGGATTGGTTGAAAACGCTGTCGATGATGTGCGTGTGTCCAATACCTTTTTGCCTTCAACGATTGCGCTGATATTCGGGATGCCATTTGGGAAAGCATCGGTGTCATAGGTTAGTTTGGCATATATGTAAGCGATGCCACGGAACCTGTCCTCTGTGGTTAAGTTAGCTAAAGTAAAAGCACCAACATTTGAAATTATGGTCGAGTTAGCAATCTGGTCATCAGCACCCAATCCCGTCAGCACTTGCGCTTTGCCAGCATATTGCGATGGGGCTGTTACATTGCCAGAGCCATCTAACGTCAACTCGTCATCATTGAAGAATATTTTTTGGATGCTGTTAAGTTCATTGGACGCAATCGCCACAATCATGTGCAAGAACTCTGACTTGCCAGTGGTTTTCATGTAAACAATCGCGCCAGATACCTTTTGCCGACCATAAACAATCTTGCGGCTAGTCAATGGCTGTTTCACCATCTGGCTTCGACCAGCCATGCTGCCTTGCGGATTGATCTTTGGTCTTTTTTGCAAGGCCATAGATGCACCGCTTATTGCAAGCGTGGTTACAAAAGTCGTTGCTAGCGCCGCAAAGGTAATCGCAGAAAGACCTTTAGTAAAAGCAATTTTGGCAGCCGTCGCTGCTGTTGCTACAACTGCGGCTGCTACAGCTTGCGGTGCCATGCTATATTCTCCACGCTTTCACGGCTGACGAATACGGCAAGAATACCAGACCATGCTCACCAGTCACAGCAATTTTATCACCAGTCATCACACCGATTGCTAAACCGTGCGTAGTTCCAACAGCCGACCAATCTCCACGCTTGGCAACAGCCATATCAATCTCATCTAAACGCTGGTGAAGGCAGTCAATCATGCCATAGTACCCTTCGCGCATAAACGCACGCATTGAGCCAAACTGGTTTGTATATTCGGCTTTGTATAATTCGGGAAAGCGTGTCTTTCCGCAGATTGCTTCTTCGCACCTGACAGCGAATGTAAAGCAATCGTTTGAACCCCAAGCAAACGGCTCTGACCGATATGCCTCAATCGTTTCATTAAGGTTCTTTTCCCAGCCAGCAAGTCTAGGACAGCGGCTGGAAGCCGTTAAAAAATGGTCTGAATACAAAGTCGTTGTCATCTTTACCTGATCCCCAAGCAATCTCTTTATCTTGTAAGCTGGCGACATAGCGCAAACTTGTATCTCCGGCGAATCGATTTTGCTGATCGTTGTCTGTGTATCGGCGCACTCTGGCACGCTCTAAGTCAATCAATCGGCTTTCGGCTGATAGGCTGATGTTCGCAGTCTCTCCGGCGTCCTCAATCGTCATAACGTCCATACGACCATCGAAAACAAGATAAGGGTCTGCCACTACCGCGCCGGATGATATTACGCCCAGATAAACTTTAGCAGAACGCCCTTGATAGCTTTCTGTTAGTGCCACAGATACCAGACTGCTATTGATGCCGTTTAACGCAAGATTTACGCCTCTGGCGGCAATCTCAACAGTTTCTTCGATGGGTGATATAGAAAGCAACTGACCACCGCCTATGTACGTTTCAGAGGCGATTGTGATGTCATTGTATCCAGTCCACACCCGAACATCTCCGCTATCAAACGCCAGCTTGATAGCAAAAAACGGCTCTAATTCAGATGCCGCAAGCTGGTTCTGGACTGCTGTTGTTAGGTTCCGGCTCATAGGCTTTCCACCGCGCCAAAGGCGATGCCGTACAGCCCCATATTGTTGATGTTCCAACTGCTTGCATTGTCGTTCAAACGAAACACGCCCTTGGCATTTGCCACCACTACTGTCGATCCATCAGCCGGTGATGACCGCAAGTTAGGCCAGATGTCCAGCGTTGCTTGACCCGAACCATTACTGCTGGTGTCGGTCAACACTTTATAAAGCTGTGCTGTTGCGGCAGAACCCAACTGGATATAATCACCCGCCTTGAGATAGTTTGTGGCACTTGCTGGCAGACCATCAATTGCTAATGTGCCGCCGGTCTGACTTGCGCCGTTGACCACTGGCGTTCCGGCGGCTGTTGATGCCGAACCCTGCGCTGCACCGCCTAGCGGATCGCCAAGCAAGAACGTGCCTTTTTGCCCATACAGGCTGGTCAAAAACGTCACCCATTGCTCTGCGTTGTCACGTTGCATCGGCGGCAGTTTGATGTCGGCTTCCCAGCGTTGACCACTGAACTGATATGTCTGTTGCTTGAACGTGAATGGCGATGTCGAAACACCAACCACGTTTCTGGCAATCAGCGTGATCTCTGCAACTGTCTTATTGGTCGGCGTTGATAGTGGATAGCTGATTGCCATGATTAACCCCCAAACGCTTTACTGAATGACCCGCCGCGCAAACGACTATCAGCCACAGCCGCTTTCGTTGCATTAGCAATCTGCGGCATCAGGTTCACAATCTCTGACCGAACAGTTTGCTGAACGCCAGTGGTGACGTTGATGGTCTGATTGACTGTAACGCCACCGCCGCCAACACCAGCACCCGCCAAATTCTTGTTGCTGACAATAGACCCCGATGACGAAGGCACGAAGATCTCTTTTCCGCGCTCCCCCACCAAAACGGGTCTGCCGCGCTGTACTGAACCGCCGATTGCCTTGCCGCCGAACAATCCACCCAATGCTCCGGCAAGTGGCGCGGTGATTGCTTTTTGAATAGCCATTCGCGCAAGGTCAGCAACGATGGATTGCGCCATTGAACGGAAAGCGTCTTTCGCGCTTGTTGCGCCGGTCACGACGCCGACCAAACTATCTTCCAGACTTTTAACGCCGCGCAATGCAACATTGGCAAGATTGGCTTGAACCTCTTGTGCCGCGTCTGCGTACTTTTTGAGTGCCTGTTGCCCTTCTGTTAGCGCGTCACTAGCTTGACCAACACCATCGGTTGCCTTTTTAAGCTGTTCATCCATTTGCTGAATAGTTAAGGCAACACCGCCTTCTTCAGTTCCGGCGGCGGCAGAAACATCTTGCAGTTTTTCGGTTAATGTAAGCAAAGACAAAATAGAGCCACTAAAGTCAATCCTTGCAACAAGTGGCAGTTTCGCTAAAGCATCTGCAAACTCCTGCAATCCCAGAACAGCATCCAGTGCGGCTATAGTAATTTTACTGCCTAAATCTGCCGCAAACGCTGTTACACCGGCAGACCCTTGTTGCAATATCCCTGTTAAAAAATTAACTGCACCGGCCAGCTTTCTGCCAATAGCTTCCGCAAGGTCTGGGCTGTTTCGCACTAATTGGGAAAGCGCACGCGCAAAATCATTTATTGATTTATTAAAGCCAGCCTCACCTATAGCCACCTTGAAGGCATCAAACGCATCGCCCAGATTGCTAAATGCGCCAGTCAGTGTTCTTGCTTGCTCTGCTGTTGCCCCAGCAAATTCAGTGCGTCCAAGAGTTTCAAGGAAACCTTGTATTTCTTCTGCGGTATTTTTAACCTCTGTTTGCACACCGCCAAAAGTAAAGGTAATGCGCTCACCCTCTTTACCGGCCTTGATGCCAAATTCTTTTAGTCTTTCAAAGTCGCCTTGAACTGCATCTGTGACCGCTTCTGAGAATTGTTGTAGAGATTTGCCAGATCCACTAGCTATATTGCCAAACGCATCTAACGCTTTTATAGATGGCGTTATTCCTTGCGCTATTAGAATGTTAAAACTTTTAGTGACTTCCTGAACACTAAACGGCGTTTGTGCCGCAAAAGTTTTTAGAACGTCAAAGGCCTGCGCCGCCCGTTCAGAAGATCCTAAAAATGTTTTGAGTGTGGCTTCTAGCGATTGAAACTGCTGGTTTGTTTCAATAGTAGATTTAACGAGCAGACCAAATCCAGCCACACCAGCCAGACCAGTGATAGCCGCTTTTGTGCTAAAAACTGTTTTTTTGATTTGGCCTAAACCAGCACTAACGGCTCGAAAAGCAGAGCGAGTTTTGTTAAACGCCCTGATGACAATATTAAGATCTTCCTGCGCCATCTAAAAACTCCAAATAAGCCAGCCAACCGACTAATTCATTATATGGCAAACATTCAATCTCTGCGATGGTTTTATTTAAGCGATCAGCCAGCCCGTACATAATAAACAGAAACTGATCGCTATTTAGTTTTTTTCAGCATCCTCAACGGTGTTCATACCGCCCATAATTCTAGTTGCTACATCGGCAACTGTATTAAGAGGCTGGCGCATGAGGATGGGCTTATCATCAAGATCAAATGCTTTGTCGCCTTGATCTGTTTCGGCTTTCATAATTATTAAATCAACCAGTGCTTCGATAGTCTGGTTATTAAGAAAGTCTGGATGCTTTCTCTGTATTTTAGAAAACTCACCAACAAGCAATTCGCCAGCAAATATTACTAGCGGCTCATCATCGCCCCATTCAGGTACTTCCACGCGCACGCGCGCTTTAGGTGTTTTTGTGCGAATTTGTTCGCCAAGTTTCGACATGGTGCCACCCCCGTCTGTCTAGTTATACAGTTGTTTCAGTAATCCCGCCGGTGCCTTGTGCAGTGAACGCAACTTCGACCATACCGTCAAAAGATGACGTTACTGATTTTCCGGTTACGATAACTGTGCCGGTGAAATATGTGTCGCCAGATGCCGCACCTTCTGGGTACAGTTCCAGCGTCAAAGATGAACCAACGTCCAGCGCGTTCTGCGCGGTATCAGTCTCATCAAAGAAACATTCCACCGATGCGGTGTATGTACCAAGACCCGCTTTGTATGAGCGAAAGCTATCGCCCATGCTGGTGTCCTCAATTACTTCGCCGCTAATATCAAGAGTGAATGAACGAACTTCGGCAAGAGTGTTGCCGCCGACTTTTACAAGTCCTTCCGATCCTGCGTGTGTTGCCATGATTTAGTCCTCATCAACTTCGGTTGCAACTTTGTCGGACTTTTTGGGCTTCCGACTTTTGCCCTTCTTCGGCTCTTCTTCCGAATATCCATTGGCGATTAATCTTTTTGCCGTATCAGGCCAGCAATTAATCGCGTTGCCATTTTCATCGTATACTGTGACGCGCTTCATTTTAAACCGCCCCTTCAACATCGTTCTCAAGTGTAGCAAAACTCACTGCGACTGTAAACTTGCCAACCGCAACAGTTTGCTCTCCATCCGGTGTGAAGTCAGCTTCAAAGCTGACGACTTGCGTATCCTTTGCATTGCCGCCGCGTGTCAAATCAGTCTGCAATGCTTCTTCGACCTCAACCGCAATCGTGTCCAGCGTATTGTCCAGATTGGCAGTGCCTTTGACATAGGCTTCAACACTGACCTCAAGCTGACGCATCTGTGTGCGCGGCTTGGTCATTGTCGAATATTCTGTGTCTTCCGACTTGGTGTAAATACACAGCGCGGGAAGCTTTGTATCTTCCAATGGGAAAAACCGCGTTTGAAAAACATTGGCTCCGGTGGTCGTCAGGCCGGTCAATGTGGTCGTGATGTTATCACGAATTAACTTCCTAACGTGCGCCATCAGTTCTGCTCCAGAACAAGCGTTGTGACACCGGTGCCATCGTCTTGCACGATACGGATTGTGTACGTCACCGAATTGATTGTGATTGCATCACCCTCTGCGGCAGACGAAACATCAGATGTCTGACACTGGAAGCGCGGCTGTTGGATTGCGATGCCTATCGTACCACCGGCATCTGCCTCGAAATATTCGTTGTCAAAAATGCCGGTAATGTTTGTGGCTGAACCGCCCGATGGCGTATAGCTGGCAGTGACAGCAAAGTCATCTGCTTCAAAAAATATCGCTCGTTCTGTAGCGGTTTCGACAGCCATCAATCATCTTCCGGTGTTGCCAGTCCTTCGACTGCACGATTGGTTTTCTTCGGCGCGGCTTTCTTGACCTTAGTAGCCAAGCCTCGCGCAATAAGACGTTCCGCAGTGCGAACATCTAAATCATAAGTTTCGCCGGTCATAAGATTGCCACCAGTTCCAGCAAAGCACTTCTGTAAAATCTTAACTTTCATAATACCACCTCAAAGGTCTTGACGGGACAGCCAACCTTCTCACTGACTGCCCCGCCAATTCCATAACGCCTAGTTAGGCAATGCTTACTTCGTCAGTTTTTGCAAAACTGACAGCACTTCTAACACCAACGTCTAACTCAGCGTGAAGAACCATGCGTATAGTTCCCGACTTGCTGTTGCTGTATGGATCAATCAAAATCGACGGTGCGCCGAACTGAGCAATCATAAGCTGAGAGAAGTCGCCATAAATCAGAGCAGAAGCGTCATTGCCGCCATCGCCCGGATCCAGAGTTGTCGGCACATTGCTCGTGAACTCAATCGGCTGACCATAGAGTTCAGTCCACGGTGCATCCAAGATTTGAACGCTGTCGGTGCTGGACACTTTGGCAGTTGAAGCCAATTTCGCTTTCACAGCAGGGTGTGACAAGAAGCCAGCCGCCGCGCTGTTCACGATGCCATTGTCTTCCTCAACCAGCTTGACCAGAGCAATGATGTCTGCCCATGTCAGAGCGTCAACGTCAGTGCCAGACGAGATGTCCAGATTGTTGATGCCTGATGTGTTCAGAATACCAGTCGGCTGACCGCCAGAACCGGAACCATTGATTGCATAGAACTCCGTGCGGTCTGCGGCAGATGCCAACAGGTCATTGCGGATGATTTGCTCAATGGCAGGGACGCTTTCCATAACCAGCAAACGAGACATTTCCACAAATGCGCCCATTGTGCGCGGTTGCAGAGTAACGCCACCATCTGTGCCAGCACCGTCACCAACATCTGCGAGTTCTTCGACAAATGCGGCGTTTGCGCCAGTAGCCAGTTTTGGCATTTTAATGCGACCAGTCAGACCTGACAGGTATGTGGTTCCCAGACCGCCAAGAACCTGACGAGCGCGAAGTGCTTCGATGAACATATCGCCACGGTGTTCCGTAGGTACGAAATCATCGAACACAACTTCGGATCCTGAACCGCCGGTTGCGGCAGTGGCAAGTGCGCCACGTTGCGACCAAGCAAAGTCAGGAACATATACACCTTCGGCAGAACGACCAACCTGACGAGTAATTTCGTCATTGATTTCGCGCTCAAGACCGGCCTCACGCCAGTCGCCAGTGGCCTGTGCTTTAACCATACGACCCAAAGAATACTTGCGTGTTTCTTTGACGGGTGCGTCGATTACGTTTGCGGGAGCATCAAGCGGCTTGTCGTCGCCAATTACGTCCAGCAGTGCGCCACGGAACTGGTCAACAGACAGTCCGTCACGAATGGCAGTTTCGCCCAAGTCACGCTTGTTGTGCTTGGCGGCGATTGCCAAGATTTCGGAATCGTTCTTGCGTGCAGTGCGGACAGCTTCGGCCTTTACTGCATCAAGATCAATGCCTTGGTTTTCAGTTGTATCAGTCATCTTAATCTCCTGTGTAACTGATGGTTGTAAAGGTTCGGAAACTGACCGCCCAACCCCGACTTGCTGACTAGCGTCAGCCGGAACTGGAACCAAGCTAATCTCCATAGGCGTGACCGCAACACGGACATAATCGTCGGGGTCGTTCTCACGCTCTACTCGGCCATCAATGCGATAGCCTACTGAGATGTTCATGCGTATGCCGTCACGAACATCGTCGAAAATTTCAGAGGCACGCTGGCTTTTACCAAACCGAACGATGGCGCGCAGACGACGCGCCTCCTCATCCAATTCAACCCTCTCGACGACGCCCACTTGGTCGTTCATATCATGCCCGACCAATAACGGCGCTCGCCCAGAGTTCAGAAATTCCAAATTCATGCTCTCACGGCTGTGGTCAATGACCTCCTTGCCGAATGAGCGTTCGACCGGCTCCTCGCTTGATACGCCAACGCGAACCATGCGAGTTTCCTCGTCGATAAAGCGATCTTCATCATCCATGTCATGATAACGCTTGACCATATCTGTGCGATCAAGACGCTCCATATCTTTTTCATCGTCGCCTTTATTTTCTTTGTCTTCATCTTCGTCGTGATACGGACGCTCTTCCGTTTCCGGCATAGATTTGCCAAACGTGATGATATAAGCGTCATCCGTTTCTTCGACGTTCTGAATGTGTCTCTGTTCCAAGTCTGCCATGTCCCGTTCCTTCGTTGATAGGGGATGCCCCAAGGGTAACAAATCTGTGTCATGTTTGCCACCCTGAAACCTTCCGTTCCTTAAAGCAAACATATAGCTGTTAACGCGTGCCATCGCCCATTGCTGTGGCGATGAAACATTTGGACGCGATATTCCGGCAGTAGCCGCCGCGCCCATTCCGCGCTCATATACAATCGCCAAGGTTCGGGCTGTTGTTCTTTTTGTCTTTGCGTTGTTAACTTCTTCATTATGTTCGGTTGCCTTGCGACGCAACGCTTTTTGCGTTTGATCGGGCAAATCGCTCAATCCACGATCTTCGTCTTTCTTGCCTTCAAGCTTCTTGATGAGTTCCAACATGGCATCTTTCATGCCTTGTTCGCCTAGCGTGCCAATCACACCCCACTTCATTTGAGCGACTACGCCGCCGATGTTTGATTTATTTGGCTCCAAGTCACCGTCTTTGAACTGCGCCCCATCCTCAAAGTGACGCGCCGCCCATGCTTCGCGCTCTTTTATCCAGTCCAATGTGCCTTGCGTTTCTTCGCCATCGCGTGCTTTTGTCCAAAAGTTAAACGCTTCATTGCCGCGAATGTTGCCGCCCGTGTCCCAAACTTCTTTGTTGTTTTCCTTCACGCCAGCCGCAAAGTCATAATCAAACTGCGGATAATTGCTGTTCCGCAAGCTGATTTTTTTGTCATCGCCTTTGGTCGGAAAATCAGTCGCCATTTTCGGCTCCATCAATATCTGCCTCAACCGGCAGTTTTTGACCAAACGGCTCAAACGCAAGTTTCAGGCCATAGCGTTCTGCCATCTCTTTGTCGGCTTGTATCTGCGAAAACACATCCTCAACATCGCGCCCATAGTTCGCGGCGATATCTGACAGGCTGACAATGCCATTCGATACGGCTGTGATGTTCGCGTTGATTTCGCGCTGTGGGTCAACCCATGCGAACCCGCGACCACGGAAATGAACATTGTCTGAAAACTTGTCAAACTTGGTCATCGGCAACGGCACATTGCCAGCAGTCATCGCGGCCTCTAACCATGCGCGAAAAATAGGTTCGCAAAAATGCTGGATGAAGAACGACTGCAAAGTTTTGTAATGGTCGCGCTCCTCAATCGTGCCTTGCCGGATGGATGAATATGACACGCCGGTCAAGTCATTAGACAAGCTGGTGTAACTGACATTCAGGCCGGATGCGATGCCGCGCAATACGGCTTTCTCAAAGTCATCAAACGCTGATGTCGGGTGTGTCGGGTCAATCAGTTTCAAGTCCTGACCTTCCGGCAGTTGGAAAATGCTTGCCGGTTCAAAGTCAACCAGTGGGCGGTCTTCCTCAGTCTCATCATCACCGACAAAATCCTCACCAGTTGGCGATGTCAGGACAGCAAACTTCGATGCCGCCGCGCGCGCCGCTACCAGTTCGGCTTCGCGATATCCATGAAGCATTTTAATCGACGCGATTGCCGGAGACATGAATGGTTCGCCGCGTGTTTGGTGCGTCCGTGTTGGCATAAACAGGTGGATGATTTCATCGGCTGGAACGCGACGATGTTTGCGGTTCTGGCTGGGCGTATATTGAAAGCTGTCATTCGGATGATTCGTCAAAACATAATACGCGACAGGCCGGTGGAAGCTGTCGAGTTCCACACCCATTCTAATTTCGTTGCCGTTCTGCTCATTGCGTCCACTTTTCTGGTCGTCAACCAAATCGCTTTCGATGAACTGCAATGTAAAGTTGTCGGCATATTGCCGGTTCACAATCTTTTTGATGAACACCTCGCCATCGCGTGCAAGTGTTTCGGCGGCGACACGTTGGCAATCAAGCCAGCTTAGTCTGCCGGTCACATCGGCATTACCCATGCGCCCCCAGCTTGTGAAAGCGTTTTCGATGATTGCATTGCCAGCCGCATCAAGTGAACGGTCATCATTGCGTGCGCGAACCTGAACGGAAAAACCTTTTTCACCGACCACGTTTGTTTTGACCAAATTCAAATATCGTTTGGCATACTCATTGTTGCGTGCCAAGTCACGACTGCGATTCCGCAAGACCGGCAGGGATGTTTTCAATTCGCTGTCGGCTGAAAAACTCGACGCGATGAAGTCGCCAAAAAGACGACCACTATCTGCGCCAGCATAGTTTCGATACAGGTGTTTATATTTTTTCTGCTTTGGTTTTTCAGACCGGCTCAAAAAATCAAAAATGCCCATCGCTTAAAACCTTCCCAAAATGGTTGATTTTGTTTTGCGTCCGTGCGTAATGCGTTCCCGTTTTTTTATTTCATTGACTTCTCGCCGGTAATAATCACGCCACTCCAAAAGTTCAGATGGTGTAAACTTGTTAAGTGAACGCCCGTTGATTGAATAGCTGGAAACATCGCTGTCGGCTTTGCCTTCCAAAATCGTTTCAATTTTGCCCAGCATGATTTCCGCGTGATGGCGCGGATCGACATTGTTGTCATAGTCGGTCGAAACTTTGATTTGACCGCGATCAACGATGATGCGGTTATTGTCGGAGTCGCGTTCAATCTCTATTTGATAATGATAGTCGCCAACCGTGTAATTGGCACTCACCGATGATGCGGCAGAAAACAAATAATCATCATCCAGTGCGCTTGCCGTGATGGTGATTTCTGTATTCCCGCCGGTGGATATTCTTGCAACGAAACGCATTGTGTGTGCAGTGTTTGGATAGTCGCTAGAATATTCGGTAAGTTTGAACTGGATAAAGTCACCGATAAAGACTTGTTCCGGTACGCCTTCCGGTGCATTTGCGCTGTCAAATAGATTAGCCACGGGTCAAACTCCTAACGCCATCCCTGCACGAACCCGCTTTTTTGTCGCGTTCTGACCTGTCGCCGTTTAGGTCTGCTGGCAGTTTCGTCATCCTGAACAGGAGCCTTTGCCGACTTCTGCGCGATAATATTAACATTGACATTGATAATTGACAACGCCGCAATCGCATACACGCGACAGTCAAGTGCTTCGTTCCTTGGACGCACCTTCACCCACTGGCGACGATGAAAACCGCGTATGTATTTCTTGACCACTTTTTCGGCTGTCAGTTGTTTGAAGTATTCGTCAGGATAACGATCTGGGAAGTGACAATATCCCGCGCCCTGATCCTTAATCTTCAAACGTGAATAGACAACTTCCTTGATGGTATCGACACCAATCATAAACAGCTTGCATTTGAGATTGTTGTTTGTCGATGGCTTGCCGACCATTGGCTTGCCTTCGCCGCCCACACCTTTGATGGCAAAAATGCGGCGACCGATACGCGGCTTGCAGAACTTGTAAACGCTCTGCGTATGATGACCGCCACTGTCAATCGCCGTGGATTTTATGCCTAGCTGTCTGCCATCCTCGCGCTCCCACTCCAAAGTCAGATAGCTGTCGAGATCAGCCCAGACATTGCTTGCGGATGGATCGCCATAGAATATCTGATAAGCGATTGACCAGCTTTCTTCATCGCGCCCCCAGCCGACCACCTCCAGTTCGATCCTATCTGATTGACAATCAACACCGGCTGTCAGAAAAACAACTTCATTCGGCAGTTTTTCGCCATACGGTTCGCGGTGATTGGCGATGTCAAAGTCGTCAACTCTTTCGCCTTCGTCTTCCCACGTTTCGCCAAGATATGTATTCACCCAGACACGCAAAGTCTCTGGCAGTTTTTTCGCTTGCAGAAAATCCCGCACCGCACTTTCTAACGGTGTCCAAGGACTGCATAAGCCAGAAAGTCGGAAACCCGCCGTTCCGACGAATGGATTGGTGGCTCTCCATTCACCCCGTTTGATGGCACGATAACGTGCCGCGTCATCCCACAACGTGCCACAGTGTTCACAATGATAAACGGCTGTCTCTGGCTTCTCCGCTTCCCAATGTACATTTGCCCACCGCATGACCTGATGCTCACCACAGTCTGCACACGGCACATGATATTCGCGTTTGTCTGAATTTTCAAACGCCGCTTCAATGCGACTTGACCCGCGATTTGTCGGCGTGCTGACCATCACGAACTTGCGGTTCCAGAATGTTGCCGCACGCTTCTTTGCCAAATCAATCGCATCACCTTCGGTTGTGACTTGGTATCGGTCAACCTCATCAAACAGCACCAGCCGGATAGGACGCGATGCCAGACCCGATGCAGAGTTTGAACCGACCAATGTGATATGACCGCCATCAAACTGTTTCGTGTAAAGCGTGTTCCCACTGTCTCTTGATCGCGGGTCTTTGACTTTGCTGGATAGACACTTTGTGTCACGCAACATCGGAGACAGCCGGTCACGCGAAAATGTTGCCGCCATGTCCAGCGTGGGCTGAACGACTAGCATCGGTGCTGGCTCTTGGTCGATGTGATAGCCAATCAGGTTCAACAGCATTTCAGTCTTGCCAACTTGAGCGCATGACATGACAACGATGTTTTCAATCTTGTCATCGCTGATGGCATCCATTATGCCGCGTTGGTATTCAGCACGATCTGTTGACCACTGACCAGCTTCGGCTGACGCTTCCGGCGACAGTCTCCGAAACTCATCAGCCCAATCACTTATCTTTAGTTCTGGCGGTGGTGCCAGATTTTTGAGCGTCTTCTGCGCTATCCTCGTCAATGCTTGACCTGACAGGGTTAACGGTTTTGACTTGGATTGCCGCGAGTTCTTGGAGCGCGCCATTGACTGCATCCTTCAATATTGTTTTCGCTTCTGTGACATTTTCAGCCGCGAAAGTTTGCGTGGCTGATTTGGTTGGTATGCTCAGAAGTTTTGCACGCATATTACTGACCATTGTATCCCAAGCGTCTGCCACATCGTCAGCAGGGATCAAATTGCTTTTCATTTGTTCGCGCTCCATCTCTGCCATGTCAGCTTTCGCAGATGTCAGTCGTGCGCGGTGTGTTGCGTAATCATCGGCACCGACATCATTGTTGACGGTTCGCTTTCTTAGGTACTGAATGTATGCCGTAACAACTGGCGCAAGCGCATATCTGCCGCGCTCTAGTTTTGGCAAAACACCTTCATTCGCCAAGATATTCACCCGACGAGGCGTGATGTCGAGAATTTTTGCAATAGTATTCAGTGGGACTGTGAAATCATCTTTCATAGATTGGAACCATTCTAAAATATTCTGTCGCTAGAAGTTGATCGGGCCCCCCCTTCTCCTCTT